TCTTGTTTCGGTTTATATTTCTTCATAAATACCAGCCTTGATAATTATTGTTTGTGTCGGGGTACATATCCCCGTTTGAATTACTATTGTATTCAGGAAATTTATCGTTGTTAAAACTTATATGTTCGATAAATCTTTCAGTATAATGCTGTGCAATACTTCGCTCTTTCTCGATCAAAAAGTCTATTTCGTTTTTTTCTACGTTAGTTGCGTTTTCTGAATTGTGTTTGTACACCCCTTTATTCGCAATCGTATAAGCTGCAAATGGCAAGTATTCAACCATAGCCCAATGAATCAGCATTTGTTTAATATAATTAACTAACAAATTATTGTAGTCAGTAGGAATCGTATAAATCGCATCCACCGTAATTTCAGCATCATCATTACCACCATCAATTACAATTACATCCCCTACTTTGTAACCCGTTCCAGCCGTGTCAATATCAGCATCCGTTACAAGTCCACCTGTGTCTGTAATATCTAAAGTTAAACCCGTTCCAGTACCACCCGTAGTTGTTACACCCGTTGCAGTAGTGTACCCCGTTCCTTGATCGCTTACAGTAATTGTAGTAGGTATTCCTGAAGAAGCTAACGTTATTTCAGATTGAATCTTTTGAAGTAAGTCCGTTCCTAAGTAATTTTGAATGTGAATGTCTTGCGCTATTTTAACGTACTGAATAAAATTATCAGTATCTACGTTGCCATTCATAGCAGTAAACTTTACAACGTCATTTCTTGTTATTAGTAGAGCTTCAGCCATTATTTCCCTCTTTTATTAGTTGGTAAAAATCCGTTATTAGGCATATCCTTTGGTAATTGACTAACTTTAGAATCATTCTTTACAACGTAACCTAATTTTTCAGCTTTACGAACCGCTACTTGTTTTAATTCAGAACTGTTCACGTCAATAGCTTTGCCGCTAAATGTAGCGTACACCCTTTTATTCCAACGGTGATGGCAATTACCACCACCTTTGTAAAACCAAATTGAATATTTATCTGCTCCTCTTGGTCCCCAACCAGCATTAACTACTTCAGAACCCATTTTAATAATATCCTCTTTACGATATATTTTATTAGCAGCAGCCATTCTGCGACAAAACTCCCTACTTTTAGAAGTTGTTTCACCAGCATAAACATACCGAGTTAGGAATTTAACACCGTCTATAACTTCGTCTTGTGCGCTTCTTATATTTGGTCTGTTGTCTCCAGTTGAAACTAAGTTAACTATCTTGCTCAAAAAAGACGTTTTAAGCTCTTTAGAAAGCGTTTCGTTCTCTTTGTCGTCTAAGTCATAGTCAACAGGAAATTCGTCTATTAGAATTGAGTTTTCGGGTTCGTCTTCACCTAAGCTAATTAATGCTTCAGCAATATGAAAATCTTTGCTTAGTTCCGTTCCTGTTTCTTCAGCAACTTGTTCTTCAGTTTGTGCGTTTTCTAAATCTACAAACTCCAAAGGTTGTAACGTCTTAAAGAATAGTTTTAAAGTAATTCCGTTGTAAGCTAATATTTTATCAAAGGCTTCTATAATTTGGTCTTGAATAGGCTTAATAACCATATTGTCAAACAAAATAGAAGCGTTTTTAATCTCATCAGCATTTGAACTAAATCCATTTGCAGAACCTAACCCAAATAAAAGTGGCGAAGTAACGTTATGCGCTAACATAATCTTTTTAACGCATTCCTCACTTAGGTAAGTGTAATGGTCTGGCGCATCGTTTAACGGCAAATCGTCAACAGTAGTCTTTGATTCTTGGTTATTATTAAAAGCTACAATTACCTTTTGACCTCTTGAACCAGTTAATTGACTTAAAACTTTCCCTTTAATTATTTGCTGTTGTTCTTCAGTAGGAACCCCATTATTAAAATTTACTACCTTAGTTCCTGAAAAGCCGTTTTGAACTTCGTTAATTAAATAATCAGCTATTTCTTCCTCTAACTTTGCGTATGGCAATCCACCTTGGTAGTCAGGCAAAGAATAGTATTTCATTCCAACAGCGTAAGGCTTTGAATAAAGTATTTCTACTTGCTCATTTGAATATCCAAACGCTGGTATTCTTTTAGGAACGTAATTACGTGTATCTTCCCAGTTATCCGAGTAGTAATACCCTTCTATTTCTCCGTCTTTATTGCACTTTTCAGCACGTAATAAATTAACAGGAATATGATAAGCCTTAAGAATCTTTTTATGGTCTTTAGAATAGTGTACTTGAATTGCAAATTGTCCAAACATCTTTCTATCTAAAACAATTTTACGAATACAATCCGAATGAAATAAAGCCATCATTTGAGCGTACTCATTTGGCTTTTTATTGGCATCTAAGGCACTCAATCCACGACCGTAAATTAATCTGCTTACATTGTTTATTACAGATGAATTTGTTGTCGAACCAGTATATCTGTTTATGATGAAATTGAAATAATTATTGTCCTCGCCAAACTCTACCCAAGCATCTCTTTTAGATTCTTGAACTGTTGGTGTTGTATATGTACTTAATTCTAAAACGTGAATATTACTCATAAACTATAAATTCGTTTGTTGTACTGTTTGAAACATACTGTCCGTTATTTACTGAAAAGCTGTTAACGGATTGATTAGTACAAAATATCCTATCCTTGTAAACTACTACCGCACCATTCACAATTAATAAATCGTAAAAATGATTTTCTACTAAATTAAATTCAGCTGCAAAAGTATCGAAATAATCACCTTGCGTGTAAGTGTAGTTTGTTATCTCTACCGTTTTCCCTGTTTGGTCGTCTGTAATAGCTACGTAATCAAAAACATTACTTCGTGGAATAAACACGAAATTTTGAGAATTAGTAGAAGTACTTAGAATAATCATATCTTATAAACGTAAAAACACGTATTTTGTCCTTAAAACAAAAAACCCCTACCGAAGTAAGGGTTTCTCCTATGCAAGTATATAAGGATTAAGAAGTAACTATTGTTGCATCAGTTCCAGAACCATCTTCAAACAAAACTTTCAATCCGTTTTCGTCTGTTACATCTAAGAAATTAGCGGGGCTTACCTCCATGGCTTCGAAAGTCAAATTATAACCATTAAAATCACCCAAGGCACTACCACTCGACACAGTTCCAGCAGTAACATCAGCCCCTTGTGTAAGTCCCATTAAAAAGAATTGGTCTGTCATTGTTCTAACAACGATTCTTGGACGTCCGTAAGCAAGTAATTTAACGTTTTTATGCGTTGTAACATCTTGTCTTTTTAATTGGATAGTAAGTGTTTGTTGAAAGAAAGTAGTACCGTTATCTCTTGAAGAATTGATTGTAGTTTCAAAACTGTTAGCTCCTTTTAATTCGTATTTATACAAACTCAAAGAACCAGTATTTACAGGTGTCCAATCCGTAATCAAATCAGTATCTACGTTGTCATAAGTAACATCGTCAGAATTTAATTCATCGTAGTTAATAAAGTAAATCGCTTTCAATCCTGAAACCGAATCTTTACATTGTTCTATTCTACCATTTGTTATATCGCAGCTCATTTTATTTAATTTTTTAAGTTTAACAAAAAAGGCGGCGTTTATTGCACCGCCTTATTTATAGTTTATGTTAGGTTAGTTGGCGCTGTTAACAATACCGTAAGTAACTACATCTTCAGCAAATCCGTATTTAACGTCTCCTGTAAATCTCATTACTACACGTACATTCATTGAACCATCAATCAATCCCATATCGATAATCTTAACTTCGTTCATGTCATTTAACAATCCAGTTGCAAAATGTAAGTTAGAAGTTTGAGAAGCTAAACCAGTGTTATTAGCTAAACCGTTAGCCAAGAATATTGGTAAACCATCAAATGAAAGTGAACCGTTAGAATACCATTGAGTTCCTAAGTTGTTTGTACCGTTAGCTCCTAATCCTGAAGCACCAAATCCACCCAAAGCACGAACGTAAGCTCTTACAATGTTTGAAGAAAGATACAATTTAAGGTCAGGTTGTCCGTACAATCTTGTTGGTATAGCATCAACGATAGAACCGATTTGAGCGATAACGTTAGAAGCATCAACACTTGTTCCAGCAACTTCTTGTGCAGCTGGCAAAGAAGCATCAGTAGTTAATTGAGTCATGATTCCAGCGAATTGACCTTGTGTTGCGTTAACACCTTGCCAAATTGAAGTTTCCATGTTAGCAGCTACTTTCTCCGCTACGTGTGCAATTAAGAAATCTGAAAACGATTTAGGCATTACATCAAATGCAGAATATCCCATTTCAATCGCTTGCCAAGTTTGGTGAAAATCTTTTTTACACAATTGTAGGTTAACTTGGTATTCTTCAGGTTGTAATACTCTTTCAGTTAAAGAAAGTGTAGCAGAAGCATCAAAATCGCAAGTTGCGTTACGAATTAAATCGTCAGTTGCTACTCTTTGAATTACTTGTTTGAATTTTACATTCGGGTGAATAGTCATACCACCTTGCTCTAAAGTTGGTGCGCTAAGGATAGCAGCAGCGATGTACTTACCAGCAAATTCACCAGCATAAGTTGTAGTGATATTTGTACTTGTACTTAAATTAATTTTTTCCATTTTATAATATTTTATTTAATTAAACAACAGTTAGTGTAATTGCACCAGCAGCAGTTCCTAATCCGAAAACATACCAGTTAGTACCGTCACAATTCAATTCTACGAAATCTCCGATTGTGTCCGCAGCGTGTGCAAAAGTAATCGTGTTTTCGTCAGCTCCCGGTACGTTTACTGAATTCACAATAACACCACCTTGAATAACATTTGAAGCAGCTTTAATAGTCCATGCAGTAGTAGCAAATAATTGTCCTACTGTAAAACGGAATCTAAAACCAGCTGAAGTAGCAACCGCTGGCAAAGTAATTTGCGCACCAGTAGCAGCTTTTAAAATAAATGACTTTCCTGAATCTTCAGCAGTCAAAGTTGTTGCACCTGTTAACGATTCAGAAACACCTACTTGGCGTTGAACGTCGTTAGATACAAAGTTGTAAGTTGTACTCATTTTTTTTTGTATTTAGTTAATTATTTATTTAATTTCTCTAATATTGAATCCATTGTAGTTCGTGTTCTTTTAGAACTTAATTTAATAGATTCAGATTTGTTTTCGTTTTCAGGGTTAAAAGAAATTGGTTTAACTTCAGATAGTTCAACTTCTTTAGCTTCTTTCAACTTAGATAGTTCAGCTTTTAGTGCGATATTCTCGTTTTTAAGCGCTTCAATTTCTGAAAAGAATGATTCTTTAATCATGCTTTCTACAATCTTTTTAGGAGCAGCTTTTGCAGTTTCCATTTCTTGCTCTTTCTTCGCTTCCTCTTCGATTGGCGCTTCTTCTTCTTCTACCTCTTCCTCTTCTACTTCTTTCTCTTTTATTTCAGAAATAACACCTTCTTCTACTACGATCAAAATACGACCATCTTCTAATTCGTATTCACCTATTGGCAAAGCAATTTTTTGTTCATCTTCAGTAACTACGAAAACTTCGTTTCCAGCTTCGAACATTTCAGCTTCTAAAACTGTAACACCGTCCGATAGTTTCATTGTTTCTAACTTTACTTCCATACCGAGTAAAGTTTTAATTTGATTGATTAGGCTATTTTTCATTTTTGTTTATTTAAGAGTATTTAAAATTGCTAAAGCATCGTCAATATCACCTTGTCCATCTTCAGCTAACATAAATAATTGAGACAATAGTTTATCAGGTTCAGAACCTTGTAAATTAACACCAAGTTCTTTAGCTAATTTATCTAATTGCCCTTTAAACTTTTGCGCATTTGCAAGTGTTTTTTTACCCCAATCTTTATTTATTCTAACATCTTCAACAGCTGCTTTCATGCTGTTTATTGACTTTTCAATTATAGCTTTATTTTTTGCAAACCTTGCCGCAGCAGCAG